AAATCTTCAGCGGCAGAATCCGTGGGCTGAAAAAGCAGACTGTTTCGGGATTTATGCTCAATAAAATACCCGACCACCCCCAGCAACATCTTTGTATAGCCAACACGGGCAGATTTAATCAGGTTAACCGTGCGAACCTGGTCGTTACCCATACAGTTCATAATGGCGATCTGGAATGGCAGCGTTTTCCATTCTCCCTCACCATATGAAGATTCTTTCGGCAGATAATAATTTTGATCAGCCCATTCAACTGGCGTCACCGGCAATGCCCTTATCAGGGGCTGTAATGCTGTTGTGACAGCACTCATCATATTATTCAGTTGTTGCTCTGATATATTCATCGAGTAAATCCGGTAATTTATCCCCTGCCCGCGCACACTGATCTGCCCCCTTCGCAATAAGGGTTTTCAGATGGTCAAGATGGCGCGGTGTTAAATCAGGAAACTGTCGTTGCATGGATAAAGGGATGGAATCAAGCGTACTGGATAACGCCATTGCCAGCTTACTGAGGGCAAAAATACAGAACCCGGTGTCAATAAGTTTTCCTTTTGACACCTCATTTTTTAACTGCTGTGTAACAGCCTGTTCTGCTGTCAGTTCCCATCTGGCAATAAGCAATTTCTCCTCATAGTCGTCTTCGCTATCGCCATCAGGCACATCGTTTTTACTTCTCCTCAGATACGATATGTAAAAATCGCGCCAGGCATCCAGATCCAGTTGCCCTCGCTTATTTGATATCGGGGCACCCGGCAATTTCTGCAATCTGCGAAGCTGGCGATCGGTCAGACTTAAATGCCTGGCAACTTCAGTCTGCGTAGCCACTCCTCACCTCGCAAAAACTCTCACCTCACAATTAGCACAAAACCGATCATGTCCGGTTTATATGTCCATTTTTTGCGCATGTCCGGTTCACGGAAAGCCCGTTCTTATATTTTTCATGTAGTTAACTTGCAGAGAAACCGGACATGGTTCCCGGAAAATTTTCATAAATAGCGAAAACCCGCGAGGTCGCCGCCCCGTAACCTGTCGGATCGCCGGAAAGGACCCGCAAAATGATAATAATTATCATCTACATGTCACAACGTGCATCTACGCCATCAAACCACGTCAAATAATTAATTATGACGCAGGTATCGTATTAATTGATCTGCATCAACTTAACGTAAAAACAACTTCAGACAATACAAATCAGCGACACTGAATACGGGGCAACCTCATGTCAACGAAGAACAGAACCCGCAGAACAACAACCCGCAACATCCGCTTTCCTAACCAAATGATTGAACAAATTAACATCGCTCTTGATCAGAAAGGTTCAGGTAATTTTTCAGCGTGGGTTATTGAAGCCTGCAGAAGAAGATTAATTAATGAAAAACATGCTCAATTTGTACCCAACAAAGACAAACACGACCAGAGCACCTGTTCAGACAGGTTTACTTAAACGACTTATATATGACACAAAAAGCGACCACTAAAGTCGCTTTTTCTTATGGTAACAGGCAATAACGCTCTCAGATATTTTTTAGCATTTTTTTGACCGCGCGTTTCCGGACGTATTCTGTTCTCCTGTCCCTTTATATCGTCGGAATACCCGCCGCTCTTCAAATCCCATTCCCAACTCAGAATGTAGTCTGTTGACCGCTTGTTTTATTTCGGTCAGGTTCACCGGTGAAACCGGAGTCCGGCGCGCCTTACGCAAACACTCTGCTCGTTTCTGTGCCGCCACTTTTCTTTTCTGGTCATCACTTAGCTGTACCATCACTTTTGCCCATCGTTCAGCTGCTCTCCGGTACAGTCCTTTTTTCTCCAGACATTCTGCCACGTGATCATGTAGCATAAGTGACCTCCGATTATCTACAGACTGCCATCCTGAATTTACCTTCCCTTAATGAAATAACAATAAAAAACAAACCACGCAAAAACAATAAAATAACACACAAAAAAAACTAAATAATAAACAAAAATAATCACCTTATTTTATTATTTTTTGAGGGGGCAATTACTGAACAAAAAACGCTGACTATATACTCAAAACCAAACAACTATTCTGCCAATCAGGTATCATGGCAACACACGGAATTACCGTGTTTTTGCCTTCTCTGCCCATACAATACGGGCATATACTTCATACTCTATTGTAATATTTCTATCCATGCGCCCCACTCCATTTACCTGTAAATAATATTCAAAATATTTATCACAGAAATCGTTTTTGTCCATGAACTGAGCACACTATAAAGTCCGGAACTGACTCTTTGTTAAATTAACTTAACGTTACCAGTAACACCTTCATAACAAAACATTACGGTATACACTGGGTACGGATATATTCCTGTGCTCCTTCCAGTTGCTTCTGCATTGCTATCAGCCGTTCTCTGAGGATGAAATAATCCCGTTCAGCGGCTTCTGCCAGTCGGGGACCGGTTGCATTATCCACGCCGGAGGTGATGGGGGCTTTACGCAAGGAGCCTGGACAGTTGGCGTTGATGCGCAGGCGCTTACGACCAGCGGCAACATCAGCACGCAGAGTTTCATTTTCAGCTCTCGCATCGGCTAATTCCCTCGAGTATCTGGCATCAAGTGCAGCGACATCACGCTGGCGTACCTGCATATCAGTAATTGTCACGTTCGCCAGCTTCAGCTCACTGGCTTTTTTATCGCGTTGCGCTTTGTAGGTAATGGCGTTATCGAGGTAATGATTCAGCCCCAGACTAAGCACACCACAGGCTACCAGCAGGACAATAATCACCACACACAGAACACGGTTCATATCCCCCTCCCCCCACCAGCCATGACAAAGTTAAGACGCGCCAGGCAGTGGAAAAGCAAATAGCAACCAGCATTAGTGAAAATGAAATGCCGACGATTACACAGAGGATCTTCGCCAGCGTTATGAGCTTGTCTGACATGCTTAATCCTCTTCACGATTTCAACGCAATGACCAGTTTTGCCAGCCCATACAGCATCGGAGACACAGCAATACCGACCGCCACCCACTTAATAGCAAAAGCCAGCGCTCTGCTGACGTCATCAGTTACAGGCGCTTTCAGTTCAAGGCCGTTTTTCATAGTCAATCTCAACAGAATTCGTTTATACTTTCCCATGTTCTCCCTTGCCTTACTCAAGGTCAGAAACACAAAACCCCGTTTGCGGCCAACAAACGGGGTTTTACTTTTATTCACTTAGTTTTTGCCAGTTCGCAGGATTTCGTGTCATCCGCCAGTGTGAGCAAACCGCATTTTTCAGCAAAATATTCTGCTTATCTGTCAATTCCCCAGCACGCCAGCGCGCTCTCCTGGTCACGCCGTGAAACCTGACCGTAGCAGTTGTTTGAGCGAATACGGCAGTCTCTGCCACCGTCCTTAATCCACCAGCGAATCGCCTCACACGCTCCCCTGCGATCACCTGCATTAATTCGTCTGTAAAACGTCGACGGGAAACACTTACCGGGACCAATGTTGTACGGACAGAATGACGCGATCCCCGCTTTCTGGGGTTCGGTCAGCGGTACTTTAATATTGCGCTCCACCCACTCCAGCGCCTTATCACGTTCAATGGCGTTAACCTGGTCGCATTTTTCCTTCGACAACTTCATGCCCGGGACGACAGGTTTACCATCCACCAGGATGGCACCGCGGCAGATGGTCCAGATACCCGCGCCATCACGGTATGCCGTGGTGTGGTTACCTTCTTTTTCGTCAAGAAACTGGTCGAGGATTTCAGGCGCAGACGCCCCTGCACCAATCAGCGCCAGAACGGCAGCCGACAGGCCGTATCTGATTTTTGCGTTCATGGATATTTATCAGGGTTTATCGATTTCAAATCCCTGGATATGTTAAGTCTTCAGGCCAGCGGTGGAGTCTTCAGAGAACCAGTAATTATTCCCGGTAGTTTTCCTCTGTAGGTTATCAACACATCCTGCGCCTCTAAAATTACGGGGCGCTTTTCCGGCAACGGACCATCCCCTTCACATAACCCGGCAGCAACATCCATGAAAAACTGCTTCGCCTGCTTTTTCGCCTCAGCTTCGTAAAACTCCAGCGTGGCATCTTCAGTACGGTCAAGACTAATCGCCACATCTGGCAACAACAGTGACGGATACCCACCAATTTCCAGTGCCACAGTAACAGTAATCTTATTCGGGTAATTATTTATCCCTTTAACAACCAGTTCGTATTTTTTCTTCATCGCTTTACTCTCCCCGCGCCGCCTTACGACGGTCCTCTCTGATTTTGAAATACAGGTTAGTCAGATATGTCAGCAGCCCAAACAACAGACTCCCCAGCACGCCTATTGCCGCCCACTGAGACGGGGAAACCCTGTCCAGCAACTGCAGGAACCAGTAGCCCGTTCCCACCGCTGACGTGGTGTATGACACACCTGTTGTGATTTTTTCCATCTGGTACATACCCCGTCTCCCGCAATCCGGAAGCTCACAACAATATAAAGACCACCGGCACACACCGATGGTCCCTTGCGCATGCTTACATCATCATGTCGCTGTCAGGTGTAGGTTCACCGCCATCTGAAGCACTCCCGTCACCCGCGATACCTTCCGGCTCAGGAACCGCTGCTACGCCCAGCAGCTCATCCAGAATGGCATCCACTTCTGCATCAAGACGCGACTCAAGATTCTGGCGAAGTTTCTGTTTCAGTGCGCTCCGGACTTCTTCAGAGCGCAGGACTTCCTTCACTGCCTCTGCAGTGACCAGGGATGTGATTTCTGACATGGGATTTTCTCGCTGAAAGGGGTTGTTAAGGAGTAACGGGTTCTTCGGGTTTGCTTCCGGCTGACTGACTGGCGCTGATTTTCTCAGCGGCCCTTTTATCAATCTGCCTGCACCAGAAATCGCGCACAGCCCTGTACCCACCCGAAAGAAGATACAGCACACAGACCGCCGTACAGAAGTACAGCATCACCTGATGAATAAATGTCATAATTTCTTACCGTTATGGTTGACAATGAGAATTGTTTTCATTTAAAAAACCAATGTACGAAAGCATCTTTTCTTTACATTCTCCATTGGGATTACCTCCGCCAGCTTCCATTCCTGCCGCTGGCGGCTTTTTTTAGCAATTATGCGGCTGCTCCAGCTTTGTTTGCTTTAACTTCCACCGTATCAATAAGTACAGGGTAGGTTTCTGCACTACCTGTAATATCCGTAATGACAAACCTGTTGAGTCCATTAGCAGTATTGGCCCATTTCACCAGGTCAAACGCCTGTCCATCCACACCATCAAGCACCGGAGTAACATTAATGCTGTTACTGCCCTTAAATTTAAATGCAAGCGTATGCCAGTCATGGTCGAATGCGCCAAACGTGCCAAGTTCTTTTTGTTGATTAACTGTATGATGGTATGCAACATTAATACTGGCTTTATCTGTCTGGACAAAGAAAGAACTCAGATGGCCTTCACCACCCTCACCCGGCCATTCCGCTATTCGCCAGTACAAACCAAAGGCATACTTGTTTCTGGTTGTCTCAAGATTGACGTTTTCGGGGATTTTAAACCGGACAGCAATTTCCCCGCCTTTTTCCAGTAAAAGTTTTGCCTTGTCTGCAGCAATATCACAGTACATTGACCAGGATTTCGCGCTGTTATTTTTCTCAATTCGCAGAGCTTTATTGCCGCTGTCATCAACCAGTGTGCGTCTGCCATACATCCCGTCCCAGCCATAAGGTTTCAGCTGATTGTCTGTAGCTTTTTTGGCATCGTAAAAAATTACAGACTCTGAGGTGGTAACCGGCCTGTCTGGAACAACCACCCCGGCAGTACCATTAACAAACGCAGAAGACTTACCCGCGCAGCTCAGAATCGCCGTTGCCAGACGGTCGGAAATAATCCCACGGCGAGCCCATGAACTGAAATGGCTCGCCCTGTCCTGTGACGTCCAGGGGGCTGAGCTGTCACGCCATTTTGAACCGTAATAACCGATACCCGGAATGTCCGGGTCTTCTTCCGGTTTGTTCGTCGGCACATTCACCCCGTTCTCATCGGTCATGAACGGTACGAAATGGATATTCTTTTCCGTTTTATTTTTATAGCTGCCGTACACCGTCTGGTACGTGGATTCGTTCTTCTGCTTCCAGAAATACGTCGTGTCCCCGCATATCCAGGGAACACCGCCAGCAGAGCCACCGACGCACTGGCCTGCCATATCCGCCAGGTCTGCACGGAATTTATCAACCAGCGCACCAAACTGTGCGGCATGATTTGCCGGCGTACCGCCAAAATCAAATTCCCCCTGCATCCACACCACGGCAAACAGCACATTTTTCGGGTTCTTCTCCAGTGCCGCTTTTGTTCGACCGATAAGGTCCTTATACAGCGGCTTGTCCACACCCCAGCGGGTTGAATTCTCCGAGGCACCACTCGCGTCACTGTATGTGCCATCAGCTCCGGTGGTGAACGCTGAACCACCACGACAGCACGGAACCAGCAGAATGCCCGCATTCGCCGGTATAAACGGCAGCAGTTTTTTGGCGATATGCAGCCCCTGCCCCACGGTTCCGTACTGCCCCTTTGACAGGTCCGCTTTCGGATGGTTAAGACGGCTCATGTCCTGCACATCATGCAGACAATGGTCCGCCGGAATGATGTCGTTATATTTGCATGCTGCACCGCCCGGTGTCACCGTACTGCGACGCGCCAGTTGCTTAATACGCGGGTCCGGACGGTCATATGTCCCCGGCAGCGGAAGGCCTTCACCATACGACATGCCGTTTGACTGCCCTGCCAGAACCACAACAAAGTAATACTCCGGGTCGCTGGTGGCGCTGATTACTGCACCTTCTGCTGCAATCGCCTGCATCAGAGTATAAGGGGTTATGGCCACCGGACTACCAAACGGCTGCCAGCCCTCTTTCAGTTTATGTGTCAGCTTTTCCGCAAGATCTGACGGCGACGCCGCCCTGACAACATCATAGTGTTTAAATGCCATGGTTCTTTCCACCATCTGAAAAATGATTCTTTAAAATACCTGACATGTAATACAGAAAAAACACAAAACCATACCTTAAATAAAAACCTCATCATCAAGCAGATATGCATGGATAAACTACAAGACGAGATATAAACCACCCTGCATTTAAATAAACAATAAACAACATCAGAAAAATAATTCTGCTCTATGGTTTACATTCAAAAATATCATTTATACTTTTCAGAACATCACCAGCAATGCATAAACAAGGAAACCAAATGAAGTGGATTGTGATTGATACAGTTATCCAGCCATCATGCGGAATATCTTTTTCAGTCATATGGAGTAAAATAAAATTAATAATCTGGTATCAATCGGATGCTTTCTTACCTCCTGAAAGTATATTTACACTGACTCACACAGGCATCATGCTCAATAACAAAGTGCTACCTGTAACCATTTACAACGTAGTACCATTCAATAAAACATTCTGGAATTTAATCAAAAACAGCCAGGAATGCCCTACAAATACAGATAACGTATTGAATGAATGCTTTAATAACCGTTGCACTCTGCAAATATGTCCTTATGGGCTAAAACAACAAAGTCCATAAGGAGTTTACTCACATCTGACAAAATCAATATAAACAGCCCCTCCGGAGAGGGGCTGGAGAGTGGCGCTATGTGCCATTGCATGGTGCCGGGTGCCTCCCGGTGAATTCAGTACCAGCACCTGAATCCGCGATTATCCCATATACCTACTCGCTGATTGCCCCTCCGCACAGGGGGATTCACCATGCCAGTTTCTTTTAACAAACTCCCCGCAAACCAGACAACAGTCAACCGCCTGAATTGTGAGACATTTAAAAAAAAGGCCCGCAAAAGCGAGCCAGGGAAAATAAGTGTGGCGCGTTGTACTGGATTCGAACCAGTGACCGATTGCTTAGAAGGCAATTGCTCTGTCCGGCTGAGCTAACAACGCAGGATACAGATAATGGACCGCCTTCGGGGACCCGAACTCTGCGCAACCAGCTTCGAAAGCTGGCGCTCTTTCCTGATGAGCTAATGGCGGTATGTGATGGTGGCCCTTGCTGGATTTGAACCAGCGACCTGGCGATTATGAGTCGCTCGCTCTCACCACTGAGCT